GTTTGCGATGTTGGCGTGAAAGAGCCGCTAAAGCCTGCTTGTGCATTGCCTAGCGATGTAGGGCATACAAAAGCTTGTTCGTTATCGCTGCGATCTGTTGCACCCTCTAAAGCAAAATCGCCATAACGCAAGTTGTACATGCGCAAGCGACTGCCTGGACCGAGCGCTTCATAGCCCGCGTTCCAGTAAAACTCATAAAACTGCGAGTACAACGCATCAATGGGGATGTTGCCGAGAAAGATTCCCGCCAGATCAGGCTTCGCCATTGAGCCTTGACCGGCAACAAAGACAAGATCTGCAACCTGATAAGTGCCCCAGCTACGAACGCGGGACCATGCCAGCAGGGGGGAAATCAATACGCCACCACTGACGTAAGAAACACCAGTGCTATCAACGTGTGGTTCTTGGCGCGTAAAAACAATTGGCACTGCTGTTCCGTAACTTGCCAGCTCCTGCAGCGAATCAAAGCCGGAAGTTGGCGTAAATACGTCGCGTCCGGTTTTGCCGCCAAGCTGACGTGTGCGGATTCTTGATGCGTCAGGTTGTTGCGGTTTTGGTGCCAGCAAAAAGGAAGCTGCTGTGCTGGCTAAACCAAGAACAAGGCTAACAATTGCAACAACTTCAAAATTACGCACATCTGGCACATGCGCGTAATCCGCTGGCCTTATGTAAGGCTTGCTCCGTACCGCTGCCGAAAACTGTCTGTACTCTTCCTCGCTAAGACCCAGCTCCTCAATCAAGCGCTTCTCGAACGGAAGCAGTGGGTGTACTGGATCATGCCCAGCGGGCACCATGCGACCGCCTGTAAATGCTGGTTGATGTACAGACATCCCTGATCCCAGAAAACAGAAAACGCCACCCGTGGGTGCGCTGTCATTAGCACGTCACCATCGTAGACCGGCTCCTCTATCCGTCGCCATGTTTTCAAAATGTCCCGCCCCACCAGCATTTTGTTTTCGCCGTACCAAGCTGGGTTGGTAGGCGGATGCCAAAGCCCCAGGCGGTCATGCACCGCAAAAACAAGGTGGATGCAGTCAATCGCCCTGTCGCTTTCACCGCCTCTTGCGCCAAGTTGATACGGGCGACCGATTAGGTCGATCACGTAAGGCGGATTCGACTGGTAAGCGGCAGATTGCCCACAAGTTGACGGGTCAAGCGCTTTCTTGGTATATCCGCACCAACAGCATCCAGCACAGAAGCCATGTTTAACTGCAAACTGGATTCATCCCAAGTGCCGTTAATAATTTGTCCGACATATTCAGATAGCACTGTGTAGTCAAGCTTGCTGTCTGGATTGACCAAAACTGTCTGCACCTGTGCGATCCAGACATCTTGCACTGCAGTTTCGCCCCAGCCGCGACTAAGGCTGTTGTTTGGGAAACCCAAGGTGGCAGGCTGGTTGTCGCCGGTTTTGGTGACAGTAACTCCGCTAAACGCAAAAGGCATAAAGCCATAGACGGTTGAACCATCTTTGCCTAGCGCGTCTTCATTCACCCAGTAATTTTGAAAGTTGTACCGCACAGTTCCGCTTGCGCTTTTGAGCGTTAGGTACTGCGCAAAAGCAAGTGACTCTGCCATTAGATTCCAACCTTACGGCGTGTAGTCGTATTTTGACGCAAGCTGTTTAGCGCACGCTGCTCACCCTGTTTAGCGCCTTGGGCAGCTGCTTGCCGCATACCAGCCTGGAACTGATCGGCGGTGACGTAATCGACGCTGTTGATGCGTTCAACGGTGTAGCGCACGTCAATCGGTGCGGTTGCGACTGCAGTGCCGCCACCGCCTTCAGTGCTGGTGCCGTTATTGGGAATGACGGATTCGCCACGGGCGCCACGCGAGTAACGGGACATTGCAGCGGACATTTTGGACTGCGGGATGACGTATTCCGGTTCGCCGCCTTCACCAATTAGTGCGCGAGTGGGGCCGGTTACAAAACCACCTTCAGCGAATGCACCACTTGGGAATAGCTTGCCGCCTTTTGGTGTCAAAGCACCTGCGCCAGAAAGATTTTTGTTTGCAGTGCCAAATGTGCCGCCACCACCACTTAATGCATTTAAGATCGTTTGCAGAATAATCAATGTTATTTGTTTGGCAATAATCTCAAGCGCCATATTGATAAACGCCTCGCCAATTTTCTTGAAAGCATCTGCTAATGCTTCTTGCGTTGATTTGGCGCCTGTAATAACCTCGCCAAATGCAGTTGTAAACGCTTGGCCGATTGCTGTAGCTCCATTAACGATTGAATCGGTGGCAAGTTTAATGGGGTTCAGATCTTCTTTTAGTTTTGTAATCGCATCTTGTAAGCCACTAGCTACTGTGCCTTCACCCGCCACTCCAAACTTAGAGCCTTCCATCGCTTTTTTGAACAGCTTGTCAGCTTCTTCTGCTTGCTTTTTGAGCGCTTCAGTTTGAAGATCAATTAGTTCAAGGCGCTGAATTTCCGCGTTTAGTTGATTCAGATTTGTTTGTTGCTCGGCATTTTTAAGCTCAGAAATCTGCTTGGCGCGATCCTCGAAATCAAATTGAATTTGCAGGCGTTTACGCTCAAGTTCTGAAGTTTCAAATAGCAAGACAGCTTGGCGTGCAAACTGAGTCGCAAGCTGATCGCCTAAAGCCAGTGATCGCTCAAGTTCTTTGGCTAAGCGCTCAGCTTCGCGTTCTGCATCAGACTTACCTTTCCTGCCGCCAGATCTGCTTCTTGCATCTAATAACGCAGGCAATGCGCCAGCGCCGACAGCAGGAGCAGACGGTACAGCACCAGCGCCAAGTTCTGATTGCACTAGGGATTTGCGCAGCCGTTCCCGATACTGCTGCACCTCTTGATCAAATGGATTGGCATAACGAAGAGCACCAAAACGAGACCGCGTTCGCCTGTTCGCTTCCTCATATGCTCTTGCCTCTGCTCCTATTCGTGCGGCACTGTTTACCCTTTCAATAAACGCGTTAATGCCATCAATTAAAAACTTAAAGACCGGCGCAAAGAACGTGCCAATGTTTTGGGCTAGTCGCTGGAATGAATCTTGAAGCGTGCTTAGCTTGCCATTTAATGTATCGCTTTGGGCGATGGCGCCATTTGCATATTTGCCACCAGCTTCTGTAAGTTTTTGAATTGCAATTTCAACAGCTTGTGCGCTAATCCGACCGCCTTCAAGAGCCTTTTGAAATTCATCGCCGCTGAGCTTGTATTCTTCTTTCAATATCTGTTGCAAAGCAACACCGCGTTCTTGAAACTGCAGCAGTTCTTCGCCTTGAAGCCTGCCTTTTGCTTGGACTTGACCATAAGCGGTAACTAATCCTTGAAGTTCAGCACCAGTTGCGCCGGAAACGTCCGCAAGCCTACGGGTAGTCTCAACGACTTTGCTAGTTTCAACTCCAAATGCCTGAAGCCGTTTGGCTGAATCAATTAACTCAGTGCTTGTAAACGGTGTGACAGCCCCTAAATCTTGAAGCTCTTTAATAATCCGCCCAGCATCCTTAACGCTGCCGGTCAGCACTTCAAGGCTGCGACGTTGACTTTCTATTTCTGCTGCTTGGACGAAGACAAACTTGACAGCCTGAACAGCAGCAAACGCCGCCGCCAACTTACCAACAGCAGCCGTTAAACCACCAAATGCCCGTTCAGTTTGCTTTGCTTGCCCTTGTATCGCCCGCAGTTTTTGCGTTGCATCCCTGCTATCAACATTGATGGCAACGTTGGCGACGACGGACACAGCTCAGCCCTCCAGTAAAACCAGTCTACCGACGACGTGCCTTTTTCATCGCCGCTTCATGCTGGTCGTTTTGTATGGCAAAAAACGCTGACCACATCATCAGTTCTTCCCAAGTCATATTGTCTGTTAATTCTGTAAGGGTATAACCAAGCTCTTTGGCTACACCCATTTGGAGCCTTAGAAGATTGTCCTTCTCAAGCTCCCTTTTCAGTTTTTTGGGTCAACCTCTTCTTCAATGTCTTCGCTGATCACAGCCAGCATCAAAGATTGCAGATCGGCATCACGTACTTCGTTTTTCAACTCTGCAATCTCACCAGCAGCAAATAAGCGCTGTCCATTTTCATCCATTGCTTTTTGCACAAGCAGTTGCAACGCAAAAGCATTTACGTCGTCACCAGTTCCTTTTTGA